TTGCGGCAAGTGCTCTACGAGCCACAAGATCAGGCTGTGATGCTTCTCAAGGAATTGTGCAACCTTGATCAAAGCATCTTTGACAAATCCGAGCACCTTCTGGAAGTTGCTATACATCTTGCCTGCTACGTCAGCCTTGCTGGCGGAATTAACAATGGCGTCTATGGCCTTACCGAATGCAGCCATAACTTCATTGGCCGCATCAAGGATTGCTGTTATAAAAGGTCGCAGATGATTTATAACTCTTGATACTATATCTCCAACCTTTTCAATGGCTTTCCCTATGTTTTGTGCAAAGGTCTGAAATGCAGGGTCTGATGTCACTTCACGTATTACAGTTGATATGGCGGAAAAAACTTTTGAAACTGTATACACAACGCCTTCAAGTACAGGTTCTAATGCGTGTATCATGTTTGGAAGTATTACGCCTAAGTTGTTAGCGATATTTTCAATAGATTCTTTCGCTGCAGCGATTGCCGGACTGGTTGAAAATTTGTGGAATGCCTCAACCAATGCTTCTTTTGCATTTAATCCTGCCTTTACCAAGGCATTAAATGCTTCACTTGCAGGGGTCTTTTCATTACCGATAAAATTAGTCATAACAGTATTTATTTTTTTCTTAATGCTGTCTAGACTATCAGCAATAGATAAACCTGCATCATCAAATGCCTTAATCGTGTTTGCCATTTGCTTAACTACGGTAGTTTTAAGGTTTTCAATGGAAGTACCTATGCCTTTTGTGCCTTCTCTTGCAAGTGCAGCAAATCCATCAAAATGTTTACCGGCCACATCAGTACCTTCATTCAATTCAATCATTCTCTGATTGAATTGCTCGAATGTAATTTTTCCTGATTGCAAAGCATCATATAGCCCCATTGCCCCATTTTCTGTAATTCCAAAACTTTTAGCCACGGTATCCAGTGCAGGTGTCATTCCATTATCCATCAATGAGCGCCAGCTTTGCATATCAACCTTGCCTGCTCCAAGCATTTGAACGTACTGGGCAAGCCCTCTTTCAGCTGCTTCAGATGATGATCCGGACATAAGGAATGCGTTATTTAATGCTATCGCTGTATTAGTAGCTGTATCAAGATCACCGGTAGTCAACGCAAGTGTCTGTGTACTTCTTGTTATTCCGTCAAGTGTTGTTGGTAATCCGTCAATGGCATCTGATAACTTTCTTGACGCTGCTTCAGCACCAGGGAAATCCATCATCTCCATAACTTTAGGAAACTGCTTTAAGGTATCAACTCTTGATATAGCACTACCAAGATTTGATGTAACTCCTGAAATTGCTTTTGAGACCGCACCAAATGCACTTTGACCTATCCCGGAAAGAACGCCAAAGCCAAGCCCGCCCTTAACCATGCTTGTGACAGTCGATAATTTCCCTGTCAGTCCACCGGTCGAGCTGGCAAAAGATGACAGCACTCCCTGGGCGTTGTTAAACACCGACCGGAAAGAACCGTCATCAGCTGAAAGTATCGCTTTAACTGAAAATGTTTCACTCACCGCCTTCACCTCCTTTCTCTCTGTTTACGAGCTTGCTTAATTTTTTGTACATCCGATCCTTTTTCGGATCAGATTCCTTTTTCAGTTTTTCCAGTTCTTTTTCATAATTGAAAAAGTCTGTGTATTTCTTATAAACAGGGACAATATCATTGCCTCTTTTCTTTGTGGCACCGGCGGCCACAGTAAGAAATGCAAGGGTATGTAAATCATTCTGCTTATCAACTTGCATATATGCCAGCGCCTCGCTCATAAGATTCAGTTCAGGAATAGTAAGCCGGTCAAACTCTTGCAAACTTTTGTATCCGAAATATCTGAAACACATTAAAGCTTTTTCATGGTAGAACTCTTCGATGCTTAGATTTTCGGACGATACATTATCACTGTCTCGTCTGAATCCGGGATACTCTCGAATGCTTTCTCCAGATTTTTCATGATGCTGCGCATCTGGTTCTTGCAGGCATTGCTCTCTGATAAAAAATCAATTGTCTGCTGAAACACATTGTCGATGTTCGTGTTATCATCATCGAAATACTCTTCGAGTTCATCCTTGCTTATGCGCTTTTCTTCAGTTCGATTAGCTACGCTAAGGACTTCAACAAGATCAAGGATATTTCCGTCCATGATCCCCGCCGCCTTATATGCAAATCCGACAGCTTTCATCTCACCGGAATCTCTATCCTTCATCTTCTGTGTTTCATTTATATCTTTCAGAAACTTTATTCCAAACTTAAATTTATAAATCTCACCATTGATATCAAGTTCCATATGATCCTCCTCTTAATGAAAAAGGGCCTTATCCTTTGATAGATAAGACCCCTTGTTTATAACTACGATTTGAATGTAAATTAAGCACCTTCTGCAAGTGTGTCCTTGAACTCGTAAGCCTCTGCTCTCTGCTCATCAGTAACAGTTACATCGCCTGTTTTGCCACCGCCCTCGAGTACGTACTCTGTGGACACTTCCACAAGACCATCTGCAGGTGAAGAAATGCTCCAACTTGAGATCCTGCCCTCCCAGTATCTGCCGGCATATTTGTTGCCGGTCTTAGGCTGTGAAAGGTCTGCTTCCCATACTTCCATTATCTTGCCGCCCTTCAGTGCTTCCTCAAGCTTACCAACCATGGGGTTGCCTTTAGCAAAATAAGATGTTACGGAAAGAGTTTCCTCTACTGTTCCTGGTGTTGCTACGGGACCATCCTTGGTCTGGGCTGTTCCTACACCACTGGAAAGAGAGCGGCTGTTCTGAGTTGTGTATGCAAGGATCACTCCGTTCTCTGTCGCTTCCTCTTCCTTAACTCTCAGAAGATAAACAATATCAGAGCCGGTAACTGTTCCGTTGTTGGCAAAAATCTGAATGTCAAATCCTTTTTTCATTCGTTGAATCCTCCTTATCATGAAAAATGAAATGTAATATCAAGGACACCGTGCAATAACGGCGTCTGTGTGGTGTTATCCGGCATGATCTGCTGATTTACATCCCGGCAAAACCACGAAAAGTTTTTTGTGTTCTTTATCTCACGGCAAACAGTCTTGATGTCCAATAAAAGCTTTGAAACACTGCCCCGTTTTTCATAGGAATGCCAGACACTTATGGACTGGTAAACAGTGCCTATAATAACTCCCTTGGTCATGTCGTCAATCTGCTGTGAATTCTCAAGATATACAAAAGGGTATGGCGTACCATCAGGAGGCAAATCTCCGTCATACACGACCATACCCTTTTGTGTCAGTCTTTTTTTTATCTCTGTAAATAATTCCTGCTGCGGGTCGATTTAGGATCACCTCCCTCACTTAACAAGATTATTAAGGTCTGCCTTAAACAGTGTCACCTGTGCATTATAAGACGGTCTCACATAAGGCTGTGCGTTCATGTAACGAGTTCCGTACTCCACATACAAATATGTTATCGCAAAGGCTTTTTATCCTCTGCTTCTTACTGTCACCAGTAAGTTCGGCATATATTTTCATCCCAGTAGGATGCCAACCACTCGTGGGGATGTTTTATTCTGTGCAATAAAAAAGCACAGGTTCAATCCCTATGCTCTACGGTGCCATGAGTGCTTTAATTCTCATGATTACCTCGGTATTGTCTTTTTTCGGCTAAATTTCGGCTTTTCAAATAGTTTTGGAGGTAGTATTCCTTTGCGGTATCTCGAAATAAGACATGAATAAGCAATATCGCATTCTTCAGCCCATTCTTTAAGTCTTTTTCTTTGTCCATTCCATTCAATAAAAATGGGTTTCGGATTCCCACAAGACGGTTTGAATAATTCTGGCGGCCTTATCCCTCTTTTATACCTTGCTGACAACGCACTATATGCAATGCCTGTGTAATCGGACCACTGCTTGAGATTTTTTCTCATACCTTGCCATTCTATCCATATAGAAGAACGTCTATTATTTGCTTGTTCTTTCATTGGAATCCAACAGCAATTTTCAGGGCAATAATCACCATTAACATTAATTCTCTCTATGCTTAAATCGTCAGTATATCCGTTTAATAATGCCCAATCCCTAAAATTCTCATATACTTCCCACTCTTTACAAACCTTAATCCCTCTGCCTCCATAACGTGGATAACATGGTCTTTTAGGGTTTGTACATCTTTGGCGCATATGTTCCCAAATTCCCCAAATCCTCTTAACCTTACCTGGTCTCGTATCATAATGTCTATGTAATTTGGTTAAATTGATTTTATCCTGCTCTTTTT